CGCTAGGAGGAGGGGCTGCGGAAGCGACTTTCTTAAAGCGGAAAGTCAGACTGTCTCCAGCGACCTGCACTCTTGCAAAGGTCTTGTTCTGCGTCAACGCGGGATTTGCGTTCCGCTTGCGAATGAACTTGGTGACTTTAGCCATTACAAAAGAATTGTTGCGACCACAAAATTGCCAGTAGATATGGCAACTCCTGTTGAATTTATATTCCTCAAATATACGGTAACTTGACCAGCCGCAGTACACAGTGCCCACATTGCTAGTGGTTGCGCCGGAACAAACGACAGAGATGCAATTGCAGGCACTCCTAGCGTTGCCCCTGCAACATTTACTACATAAGATTGCGTTGTATTTGCTGCAATAGTTATGCTTGTTGTTGCTATAGCCCCTTGGACTGGCCTAAAGGGAACCGTTTGCGTCCCAGATGAGCCAAATGTAACTCCAGCTCCAGCTTTAAGAGACACTCCATTGGTTGTTATCGATGTGCCTGTTAGCTGGTCTGTTGTTGCAAGAAAATCTGGAGATGCAATTAGGGTTGTCGTTCGGATGGCGAATAGGGAGTTTGGACAGTTAATAAAGAGTGCAGTTCCAGTAACCCCAGCACTTGATATTGTTCCTCCCTGTGTTGTTGATATTGCGCCGATAGCTGCTGGCGTTATGGTCGTGTTTGACGCTGCTGTTAATCTGCCTTTTGCGTCTACTGTGAACGTGCCAGCTTGACTGGACGATCCATATGTCCCTGCTGTTACCGCTGTGTTCGCTAGCGTTGTTACCGTAGACCCTGCCGTGGTGGTCACGTCTCCAGTAAATGCTGGCATTACAGCAGCAGTTATATCTCCAGCCTGGATTGCAGACATCACTACGTTCGTGCCGTTGCCTCGCAGGTATTGACCAGAAGCTGTTGATGCAGCTATGGCGTTTAGCGCACCTTGTTGCGTGCTAGCTCCTGTTCCTCCGCGACTTACAGGCAGTGTTCCAGTAGAGATGTCTGATGCGTTGATTGGGATTGCTTGCGCGGATGTCACGCGGCCCTTTATGTCAACGGTAACTTGCGGCACAGATGAGCTTGAGCCGAATGTTCCTGTATTTGTTCCTATTGAAGGAACCAGTACGCCGTATGTTGTCTTTTTTGTTACAGCCGGACTGCCTTGGTTTACTATGAATACATCCGAATCTGAAACTGATTCTGTAGATGGCAGATTGGAAATTTTTACGTCCGGCATAACTAGTAGGTGTATTGCATGTTCATCCGCTGCACTTGTCCCTCTTGGCGCAGCACCTTGTCAATAGCGTCCTGCATCCCCTTCTCTGCCATTTGCTCCGCAGCCATAGCTGCTTCAAACTGTCCTTCTGATTTCAGCCAGTCGGAGTGCATGGCGTTAATAAGGAAGTCTTTGAACAAGTCAGGGATAGGGATGAGCTTGTAGTTTTGCGGAGCTGTGTATGGAGACTGTCCGCTAGCTGCCGTTGTGATTGGGGAATAGAAGTCCCCTTTCATCTGACGGTCGTTCGGTGGAACTAAATGGTTAGCGGATGGTTCGTGAAAGCGGAAGTAGAAGAACTGTGCTCCGGCGAGATAGTTCGTTGAGGAGTTATACACGTCTCCCCATACAACTGGATTCTCGATGGAGTACTCGATGCACACGCTATCCGTGTTCTGCGTGATGAGGAACTTCTGTTCGGAAGCTGCGACATAGCCGGATGCCACGCCGCTATCTTCTAGGATAAATGCCACCTCTTGCGTGCGGGTCGTTGTGCGTGGATCGCGTGAGTATACGCCTTGAACCGTGTCCGCGTCCTCTGGCAGCTTGATACGGTTAATTGGCAGGATTTGCGCTCCGTCAGTTCCGTTCTTGGTGTGTAAGCAAGAGCCGATGTAGTTGTTGTACGGATACCGCTGAAACTGGCTTGCCGTGATAACGACCGTCTCCGTTGCCGTGGATGCCGAGTTGATAAGCTCGTCAGCTTGCGCCACAATCTGGATGCACGTCATCCCGTTGGATGTCACCGTTGTTGGCCCTGCTGAGATGGTGCAGGCTTGGCTTACATCCGCATCATTTGGCGTGAGCGTGAGCACTCCCTTTGGAATCTGCACAGAAACAGACCCGCCAACGCTGTAGCTTGTGAACGTGGTGTCCTCGTAGTACGGACTGCTCTCGTCGCTAGAGAAGCGCAGGGTCAGTGTGCCTGTAGCTGGAGCATAGTCCAGCGAGTACATCTGGAGTCCTGGGTATCTTGTGATATACTGGACAAAGTCTGGCCAGCGTTCTCTGTTCCACGCCTCTGCAATCCGCTTGCTAAAAAAGTCCCGAAAGGTTGCGAACGTCTTGTTGCTCAGGCTTACCCTATCAACGCCAGCGAGTTGCAGGGTTGCGTTCAAGATGTCGCTATACGGGACAGTTTTCATTAGTTTCCGAATCCTACCTGCAACTTCGTCCCTTTACTATTCACTCTGCATTCGGGATTGTCGCGCAAAAACTCTCGCAAAAATTCTTGGTCTTTCCAGCAATCGTAGCCCAGCTTTTGACCCCAGAAATGGAAAGCAACCCCAGGGATACGGGCTGTAAGTTCACCAATGCCTTCAACGGATTTGTGCTCCTGTGAGTTGAGCTTGCCGAGTTCTTCAGCAGCTTTCTTTGCGTCGATTCGGGACTGCTGCCACTTGGCATCCATCATGCCATGCGCTCGCTCACGGAACTCTTCTGGAATGTGTATCATAAGAAAATGTGCTCGTCTCTCCGAGCTGTCGCACCACTTTTAGCTCAACCTCAGTCAAGCCACGCAGGTGTCGCGGATGGCGATTAAGCCCCAGTGTAGTTGAACTTGCCAAGTCCGAGCGGGTTGCCAACCACAAGGCCAGCAACTGCTTCAACAAGGCGAGCAGGGCCAGCACCGTAGTCAGGCAATGCCGTGACGTTGGCGACATTCCCACCGTAGCGAACTTCAATCAAGTCCATGTCGAGCACAAGCCCACGGGCCGTGTTCTGCGTCCAAGTGGAGCCGGAGATGGTTCCCAAGAAGGTCGTTGGGTGCAATCGCACCGTCCCGAAGTCCCCTTGGAACACGTCAACGCTCTGGATGAACGTGTCAGCAGCAGCATCACGCTGGAAGGTCTGCACCTTCGTTGCGCCAGAACCAGTCACATTAGCGGTGGTCGTGGTCGTGAGCGCAGTCGTGCCGAGCAAGCTCGTGAATGCACGTTTGAGGTCAGTTCCAACGATTGCGTCGAAGGACTTGTACTTGCCCGTCTGGTCGTAGATCGACTTGAGCAGGTTCTGCACAACCGTGTCGGTCAGGTTTGCGCCAAGGGCACTTCCAGTTCCAACGATGCTGTTTGCAGGAGTGATGAACGAAGGTGCACCAACCGGAGCGGTCGTGCCGATGTTCAGTCCAGTGCCGATGTTGTCGCCACCAATCCACGCTTGGATTCCTGCCGTGAGGTAAGGATTCGTCGTGCCGTTGTCGGGTTGACCAAGCTGGTCGGACGTGAACGTCGCTTCCATCGAACGCTTGATGGCGATGATGGCTTTGGCGATGTTGTCGCTCAACTCGTCGCGAATCCCTGCAACGTCTGCGATGTCCTGCGTGAGCTTGGACACACGAACGGTTTGCCGGAAAATCTGTGCGTAGTTGGCGAGTTCCTTGCGATACCCAACAACAAAGTTGGAGTACGAAGTCACATCCGTGCCGTCCACGACACCACCGACAGTAACGCCAGGGTTCTGGTCAGCTTGCCAGCGGAAGTACATGTTGCCAGGTTTGGAGCCTTTACGCGCCATTGAAGTAAATGGCGTGTCCTTGGCATCCACCAAGGCAATCATGTCCATGAGGTCTTCGCGTTTACCGCGACCGGAGAGGTTGGGTTCAGTTAATAGTGCCATAATATTGAGTTGTTAATCTACGAAACCTTTGGCTTTGAGCAGGTCAGAGAACAGCTTTGAGTCACCGTTGTTTCTAGCGAAGCTATCAAACACCTTTTTGCCATTGTCCTTAACCATAGGCGCAGCCTTGATTGCGGGTTGGCTTGGTGCTCGCTTGATAGGCTTGGGTGCTGCTGCCTGTTTCCCATGCATGTTTTGGTATGCTTGGAGTCCCAGAACAACAATCCCAGCGATGTGTTTGTAGTCTGCTCTTTTGGCCCGAATCTCTGGGAAGTCCCTCAACACCTGCTGGGCGGTCTGATACTCTTTCGTAGAAGGGTCTTTCCACCATGGGAACTCCTTCACCGTCTGAGCGTCAGCTTCTCGCTCAACTAGCAGATATTGTCTTCGTGCTGGCAACTCCAGTTCCCTGCGCCGGAGCGCAAGTTTCTTCATTTGCCGCACTTGGGATTCATCCACATCAGCTTCTTCGCCACTAGGCAGTTGAATAACGCCGCCATCTGGATTCTCCTCGCACCACATCAGCACCTCAGTAGCTTTTCTCCACTCTGCATCCACCTGCTCAACACTCGTGAGCTTGGCAACTGCATCAGAGATATTCTCCTGCTTTGCGACCTGGGCTGGAGCCTGACTGAGCTTGCTCTCAAGCTCCGTGAGTTTCTCCTTGTAGGCTTGCGCTTCAGCAAGGGCAGCTTTCTTAGCGGCAACTAACTTGTTGATTCGCTTTTGAACGCCCTTGGACACATCGTCGCTGGATTCTTCGGATTCTTCTTCCGATTCTTCCTGCGTTTCAGATTCGGATTCTTCAGCTTCGGCTTCTTCAGCCTGCGGCTCTTCCTCCTCCTCTGCCGATTGCTCCTCTTGAGCGGGAGCTTTTGCTTGTCCCTCGTCGGATAGGAACGTGTCTTTGATCATCGCACTAAGCGAATACTCATCGAGCAAACCGACTTGTTCCGCAGAACTTTCTTCCCCCTGTGACTGCGACACAGGTTGTGTTTCATCTTGTGGCATGCTGTTTTATTGCGGTGCAAGAACCGCTATCATTAACCAAGTCTGTTTGTTGTTGCCCAGACTAGCAGGCAATTAACCGCACTATGCGGTCAAATCTGTATCTGTCAACCCTCTTTTTTTAAGGGCTTCCTCTCTAAACCATAGCAAAGTTTCCTTGAGACCATTAGCCCCGTCCGCTCGTCCAGCAGCGTGTGTTCTGGCTTCTCCAGCGGTATTTCTGTCGATTGCAGAGAAAACTTCACGCTCAATGTACGAGTCAGCTACAGCCAAAATATTGTCCCATAGCTTGTTCTCGCCAGTAAAGCTAAACGCTAGTGCTTGTTCTTCGGTCATTTATTAACTTGGTTCACTCCCAATCTCCCAATCTGAGCGTTCTGCTGTTGCATCAGGCTCATCTGGATATTCTTCACATAGTTCTCGAACAGAGCCTTGAAGTTCTCGTCCTGCTGCAATGCCGCTTGCGCTTTCGGGTTCTTCGACATGATGTCCTGCACGAACTGCATCTTGGTCTGTGCGGCTGGATCGTTCTCAGCGTAAATGGCCTCGTTGCCTAGTAGCATATTGGCAATATCGCTCTGCACATCCTTGTACATCTGCTGGCTTGCTTGCGCTTGATTCACGATAAGCTGGTTCGCCACCTCTGGAGCCACAGCTTGCAGCATCATCTTGGTTAAGGCGTTCTTATCGATAGCTCCGCCAGCGTCCATTTGGCTAATGGTCTGCAAGAACTGAATCTTCTTCTGGATGAAGTCAGGGTTCATGTCCTGCACGTCAAACCGAATGTTGATGTCGAACTCGTTGTGGATAGACGCCAAGTTCTGCGGGATTTGCATTCCGCCAGTAATCGCAGCAATCTCTTCTGGCGAGAGGAACTGAGCGCACAGAGCAAACACTTGCCGGAACACGCCTCTCCAACTCATAAGCCAGTTGTTCACGAGCAACTGCTGGAGCGTTTGCGTCCTGACCGGATTCACAAGCTCATGCGAGACTCCGAAGTACGCGCAGTGCCGCATCTCCACGGCTTTAATCAGGTTGAACGCTGTGTTCGGCTCCCGTGCCGGAGGCTCCATCCATGTGTAATCGTCCCGCTGCGTCACGGGCAGTTGCACCCCTGGGCCAACCTTGTTAATAGCTCCGATGCGCTTGACCACCTTGATGGGCGGCAGCGTTGCGAACGCCGTGTAATCGCGGATAGAGTCGTGCTGCGCCTTAATCTCGTCCTGATCGGTCATCGCTAACTCAGGAATCCCACGGCTATCTGCAATCGCTCTGCGGAGCTGTTCTCTGCGGAACTCCACAAAGGGATACTCGCCATGTGCGTAGTCCAGCTTCTCGTAGATAGCCCAGCTTGCGTCATCCTCGCGCCTGTTGCTTGCCGCCTGCGGACAGAACACGGTGTAGTAAATGCAGGGAGCCTTGCCATCCAAGCTCTTCTGGTACGCATACACCACCTCAACCATGTTGTTGTAGTTGACCCCGTTGTAGACGAGCATCGTCGTCGTGGGGAGCAGGTTGATATTGTAGAGCGTGCTGCTTTTGCCAATCTGCTGGAGTGCTCTTTCAACCCAGTTGGGATCCCAACCGTCAGTGGTGATTTTCTCGCGCAGTTCCACTTCGCTCATCCACGTTCTGCGGAAGATGACCCTGCTCCTTTGCAAGTCTGCTGTCTCAGGCGGGAAAATGATTTCATCCCAAGGCTTGAGGGCTTGCACCGTTGGCAGGTTGCGAGAGACGTACTCTTCGTCGTATGAAGTTACGCCTGTCTCAGCTAGCTCCTTAACCATGCGCTTGCATTCGGAGAGGTCAATCCCCAAGGCAGCTTGCACGATGGACGCTGCTACGTCCGGTTGCTCCATAATCAGTATGGGAAGCTGCGCTAACTGCTCGCTGCCTGCTTGCTGTGCTAGCCCCATGATTTGTTCCATGGAAATGGACTGTGGCCGCTTGCTGATGTGCTGTTCCCAACCAACGTAGAATGCTGTCCAGCCGTACTGAAGAGCGTACTGCGCTGCTAGCTCTGCTTCTTTGCGAAGCTCATTCGCCATCTTATTGTCCCTAACCCACTGCATTAAGGTGTAGGCTACGTTCGATAGCCCTAAATCTTGCAGGTTGGACGCTTGCGCTTTGATGTCTGAGCGTTGAAAAGCTGTAACTAGCAGGGCAGATAGCTCGTTGCAGGTGCTGTCCACAAGCCGGAGCCTAACATCGCTTGCGCCTTCAAAAGGCCACGCCGGATTGCCTTCTTCACGCCATTTGCTCCATTTCTTGCCGTCATCTGTCTGTCCAGACCACCTGCAAAAGCGGATATTATCGAACTTGGTCGCCAAATTGCCTTGGCTTGAGTTCACCATGGAGCGGTTATACTCGTCCAGAAGGTCGCCAATATCGGGCGTTGCTCCTGCAATCGCTAGTGGATCTTTGTCGTAAGTCATTAGTACGCTCCTGCAAATTTTTGTCCCGCCTTCATAAGCTCATCCGTCGCATCCGAATGCTGCGGGTTCATCATTACCAAATATCCTAGTGCGTCAATAGGGTCTTTACTAGCTCCTTTTTGCCCGTCTGCGCCTGTCCACTCCCGAAGCGAGTAAATCAGGTTCTGACACGTCTCATGCACCATAAGCCTTGGATGGTTCACCCCTTCTTCTAGGGGTTTTTCCCTATCATAGCACAGCAGGTCGTTAATGATGAGCACACGCTCATCCACACTGGCCGAAGCTGCGGGGATAAAGTATGTCGGTATCTCAGCGTCTGCTAGCATATCAAGCAGCGTAACCCCGCCTTCTTTCGTCATAGCGGCTGTTCCAGCACTTCTTGGGTCGATATATCGCTCTGCTATCTCTTCTTTATCCTTGTCGTTAATCTCCAGCGTCTGGATAAGCAGACTGTACTCGTCCACGCCTCTGCCTGCTGAACTGCGCTGCGCTGGCCCAGGTTTCCCGTCCGGCTTCTCGCACGGCAACGCCCACTCGCCATAGCTTTGGTCAGGCCACTCTCTGTACACCCAGAGCACTCCGTTCTTGTCCACTCTCACCCAGAGCATGAACCAGTTTCGCGCACCTGCTGGGTCAACCACCATGTAGTTCGTGCCCTCAATCTCTCTCGGGTCTTTGCTGAAGATGTTGTGGTCATTGAACAGAGGGAACTGGCTTCCTGCTGTTGCTTCAGCCCAGCCGTAGGCGCGAATCTTAATCTCGTTCGTTGTCTTCCCTCGGAGCGTCTCCTTCATCCGGCTCCAGTTGTTGTAGGGGTTATCTCTTGAATGATACCAAATGCAGGCGTGTTTCCCGAACACGTTCTTGGCCATGTAGGGCATGTGCCCCGCTGGAACGCCGATGACGTTGCTGTTCGGGAGCAAGTCAGAATCTTTCCAGTGCGTAATCTTGGCTGAGTTGACGTACTCCTTCACAACGGATGTATAGCCCTCGACAGGGGTGAACGTGATGAGCATCTTGCCGTTCCTTGTCACCAAACGGTATCTTAGCGTCTCTAGCCAATCCTGCGGCACCAATTCATCGCACCAGATGAAGTCCACCTCACCACCTTCAATCACCTTGATGTCTTGGAAGTAGTTCATAAACCACACCTGGTTTCCCATGTATACGGCCGTATTGTCCGTAAACCCGTTCTTCTGGCTGTAGCCAATCTGGGTGTGGACGCTCTTCTTGAGGTTCTTTAGCTCCTTTGGCAAATACTTGTAGAAGACGTTCTGCTGCGCTGACACGGAGGTGAAATGGCTCGTATGGAGCATCCATATCCGCAGGTTGCGCTTCTCGATACGTTCCTTGATCCAATCGGGCATACCGCCCAAGTCTGCGCCAACGAACATCTGCGCTGCTCTCTTTGCAGCATACTCCGTCTTGCCTGCCCTGTTCCCCCCCAAGATAATCATCTCGTTGTATTCGGAGAGCAGCTTGTCTGAGTCTGCCCATGAATCGAACTCTGTGCCGTATCGTATCGGGTCAGACTGCTCTGCGCGGATTCTGTTCTCTCGCAGCTCAAGCAACTCGATTGTCCGAAACGCGCCAACATTCCCAATCATCCGTTTGCGCTCATCCACGCTCAACATGGGGATAATCGGATGCGGCTCTTGCTTGAGCCGGAGTATCTGCTCCACCAACTTTTCCTCTTGCTCTTTGTCTATCTCTTGCATATCTTGGCTTCGGTTCAAATAGAACCAGCGTAACCGTCATGCTACGAGTAAAATCGTCATACCGGCTAAGGGAGGGAGAGTGGGTTTGCCCCACACTCTTAATAGAAGTGCCTCATAAGCACTGCTTTCCGTGGAGTCCGCTAGAGTAGACTAGAGTACATTGATGGGTAAACCCTCGCTCGTGCCACGGCAAAAATGCGAAACGATTCGATACGCGACCGCGACGGATGTCGTTGTTTCCAAGCATGATAAAGCTCCTTCTTTATGGGAAGGGGCTTATTCTGCTCACTCATCTCCATCGCTCACGCTCTGGATGTGGTTGCTTCGCAAGAGAATAGCTACACCGTGCAAATGTTGAGGCTTATGCTCGAAGCCCGAATGGGCGGAGGCATAAGGTTCAACATGCGCAAGCAAAGCGCGGGTGAGCGAAGCGAGCAGCGTTTGCGAAGTTCACCTCTCCCACCTCTCACCTTCATCACCTCCATGCTACGTCTGCTTCTTGCTTATCGCAAGAACCCGACTTCGCCCTTTGGCTCACCTTATCTCCGTAGGATAAAGTAAGCCACATACAAAGCACATAGCAAAGGGATAGCTATGTCCTTATCCATCCTCTAGCTCCACTTCTTCTCTTCAAGCAGCACTCCAATGAGCGCATAGCCAGCCATGTCCTTGAACGAGTCCATATACGCCTCACATGCCGCTTGCTTATCCTTCCGCAGCAGATTCTTGATGCGCTCCATCTTGTCGTTCATCCGCACCACAACGCCAAGTATCCCGAACTCGTCGATATTCCTCGGCCCATAATCCTGCTGCTTCTTGTCCATTAGCTGCACAAGCTGCACGGCTGCGTACAGCAGCTCTCGCCCTTGCTTCGTCTTTAGGCCCAGCTTGTCGGCCATATCGCCCACAGCGTTCATCGCACCACCTCCTTGGTGTCAAACTGTCCACGCGCATTCTTCTTCGCCAATAGCAGCATCCCCACCTTCACCCTAGCACTGTCCTGCACACGCACCACCTCGCCCTTCGTCCCAATCACAAAACGGTAGTTCATCGCTTTCTTCGCAATCTTCACCTCCACATAATCCCCAGGCTCGTCAGCCACCTCGGCTGCATCAAACACCTCCGGCTTAAATGCGCCAATCTCCTCTGTGGTCAATGCAGGGATCACGTCCACTACTTCTGCTGGCGGAGGCACCATTGCCGGAGGCACTGCCACGGGCACTGCCCCCACGGGCTTCGCCATTGCTACTGCACGCACGGCTTCCTCGTCGTACCACTTCTCCATGCCAGTGCCCTTCTTGCGCTCCTGCACCTGCTCGCTCGTCCACTTGTGCTTGCGGACATCCACGCCAAACTGCTGCATCGCTTGCTTACGATTGATGTATGTAGCCATATATGCGGCTACGCTAGCACATGGGGGCAAATGAAAGCAACCTTGCTATGCCAGCACCCTATTGAAAGGAAATGGCAGTTTGCTTTCAATGTGCTGCACGGAGCCATGCGCGGACGGGCTCGCGTTTGGTGGAAAAATTGTATGGGTGGGGATGCGTTGCAGCTCTCTCGCCCAACCTGGACTCGACCCCCTCCCCCCCTATCTGGATTCGGGATTGCTGCGTTGCTCCGCTGCTGCTGCTCCATCGCTGCTGCTGCTGCCATGTATACATGATGCGTCATTGTATTGCGTCAGGAATCGGGGGTGCATCGGTGCTGTACGGTGCTTTGCGGGATGGATGACGACACGAAAAAGCCCCTAGGGGATATCCCTAGAGGCTCGTGCACCTTCAGTCTCTGCTTCGGGAGCCTAACGCATCACCTAACAATCTTAGCCTAGCCTAACATCACCCCATGCTCGCCATCCTGGCGCATCCTCTCACCAGCATCACCGCGCCAATGCACAGCACAGCAAGCACGGTTCCCAACAAATCTCCGCCGTTATCCTCGCTCATCTCATTCCCCCTTCAACGTAGTCGCCCCAGGTGGTTAGCCGTATTGTGCCGCTCCTCGCTGAATAGAGCAGGGTAGGTGAGTAAGTGTCCCCTGTATTAAGGTACAGTGAGCCATCATCCAGCCCTTCAACGCCGTAGGATCCGACAACTTCATCCAAACACTCCATCAGTCTGTCTGTATACGGGAGGGGGTTGTAGCAAGCAGCGAAATGCTTGTTTGCCTCAGGGAATAGTGTCGCATCCATTGTCTTCACTTCCCGCCTAATCAATCCCCTCACGAGTCTCGCCTGCTCGTCGGACAGTCCCAAATACTCTCTCAGCCGTTTTGCGCCTGGTGCGTTCATCTCGCCACCTCCCATACAAGTTCAGGTGCGGTCTGATAGTGTGCAGTATGCGGTCTGAAGGTGTGGACTCTCTCGCCGTTCGCTTCATCCGTTGTGGCGTAGCCAGTGATGTGCTTGCCACGAACCCGCACGCTAGCGGGAATGGAAAAGAAAGTGTCAGGCGTTTGTGCCAGCTCCGCCGCTCGAACTTTGCCATCTGCACACAATAGCCTGTTGCCATTCCGCCGGATGAGGCCCCATGGGTAAGTGTAGTTAATTGTCGTCATAGCCTTATGCGTGAGCCTCAACGATTGTCCAATTGGTTAACCCGAGAAACTCAGCGAACGCCGTAATTGCCCCGATAATTGCCTGTGTCCCCACACCGTGAATTGAGTGCTCCAGCGTCAACCCCGCATCACGCAGTGCCGAGTCAACAGCCGCGCTTTCTTTGCAATAGCCACAGCCACCAGCTTTCCCTTTGCCTACAGCGTACCAATCGCGAGTGGATAGCCAAACGCATGCAAAGGCCGTTTGAGCTGGCCAGTATACTCGTATGATTAACGGCTCTGCATGGTGCACAACCCCCAGCAATCGCGGGTTGTCTAGGTCAACTAGTGTATACTGCCGGAATAGTCCCGATTTTTCCTTTCGGTAGCTTCCAAGGGTGTTGGAAGCTGGTTTGCAATTAGTCACTTTGTTTTTCATGTGTCTGTATGTATTGGTTGGTTGGTTGTTTTACTCCGCAAAAGCTGACCAAAGCCCCATCCCGTAGCTAACAGTGCATAGCACACCAAAAGCCACAGCCTCCCAAAGTGAGAGGCTGAGTTGAGATAGTGCGACAACGTCCCCGCATGCGAGGACGATGAATCCGGTTGATATGGTATTTTTGTTCATGGCGGTTAGTAGAGGTTCAGTTTGTTCAGTTCATTTTTGTCCAGCGGGTATCTGGTTTCAATCCAGCCTCTCCCTGGCGCACCGTTCACGCTGTACCACACACCGTTCAGTTGAGCTATCGGGCCTGTTTTCGTCATTCGATACCCGCTCATGATTGGAGCCTGTTCCCGTGGGAGTGTGCTCGTATAGTCCGTGATTGTTACCGTGATACCTGCTGCTGTTTTCGTTGTGTACTGCATATGGGTATGGGTTATCGGCGGGATTCAGCCCCCACTTTAGCAAAAAGTGCAAAAAAGTTTCCCCTTCACTCTCCGCTTGCAATCCACGCTAATCCCCACTAAACGCGCCGCCCCATCGCCAGGGCATGGCTACGCCACAACGCCAGGGGCTACACACGCCAACCCCACGGGGGAGGCTTTGTGGCCTCCCAACCGTGGAGCAGCGGGATCATCTGCCCGTGGATGGGCGGGTGCGCGGGCGGGTGCGTGTGCGTGTGTGCGCTATTTTTGAATTTTGAAGTTCATTTTTGAATTTTGCTTTTTGAATTTTGAATTTTTGAATTTTCACTCCCGCATCATTGCCACACCGAACCGAAGGAAGGTGAATAGAACTGCTAGAACGATGAAGGCAGGAACGGCATAGGGGTCATGTGGTTCATTCATACAAATCGAATTCTGAAGGCGTCTCTGCTGTCACCACTCTGAATCCACACTGGTCTGCGTAGTGCTCTGCCTCCACTAGTGCATCGTGCAGGGAGCTGAACAGCTCAGGCTCATAGGGTGCTCCGTCAATCGAGCATTTGATATCGGCCCAGCCGTTGACTGATAGGGTTTGAATCTTCCAAGTCATAATGTCTGTATGTTGGCTATGCTGTTATGTATGTGTGTTCTGCTATTATGTAGCGAACGTAGTTCTTTTCATTAGTGCGAGCGCACTCGTCGTCGTCCGTTTTTTTGAGAATCGCTTTCACCCGTTGCGCCAGTGCTTCGGTCGCGCAAATGCACTCGATTTCTCCGTGAGAATCAAACGTGTTAGCCAGTCTTGTAACCGAGTAAACTTTCATGGTCTGTATGTTGGTTAGTGGTTATTTGATGGTCACAAGGTACGCTCTGCCAGAGCCGTGTTCGGTATCGACCCAGCCGATTTCGTCAACCCATTCGATGAATGGGTGGAAACAGATATCTGATAGCGTGGAGTCGAAGTAGTTCCATGCGTCCTCTGGCTTTACTCCCCCTCTGATTCGGTATGCGACGATATCAACCGTGAACTGCGTCTCTGGATTGCCTAGCTCATCGTCGTACAACTCGGATGCTGAAACGTGAACCAGTTCATGTTCTTTGAACTGGCAATTGATGACTCTAGCTGCCTCGTGTGGCGTGATGGATGTGGTCTTCATGTCTGTATGTTGGTTAGTGGTTTTGTTTCGCAAACAGCAGTTCGGTTCAGCAAAAAATCCCTCCTTATAGTGGATAGCCAGTGAGCAGTCGCCAGTGGTGCTGCATTTGACCATTGCTCTGCCTAATTTGTCTATGATTAGCCTATACGCTAGGCTCATCCAGTACACTTCGCGCCCATTGGCTAGGGCTTGCATTGCCTGTTCCAGTGTCATTTGATTAGCCCTTTCAGCATCGTTACCCTATCCTCATTCGGCTCCGGCGCATCCAACTCGTCATCGAGCGACTCCCTCAGCCACGTTTGCAGGTTGTCCTCACAATACTCTGCTAGTCCCTCCACAATGTCAGTAGGTTCGGCATCACCTGCCATGGCGTATAGCCCTTCGCGGTCGCTCACAATCATGTATTCGTCGCGGTATTGCTCCGCCCAGTCGCTATAGACCGCTATCCAGCCCTCATCGCAATAGCAGAGGGACTCGTTGGGGTTATTGAGGACAGCGCGGATGGCGCCAGTCAGTTGGTCGTTTGTGCTCATAGTATCTGTATGTGAGCGAGGGGTTGTCCTCGCTGAGTGGATAATCGGCACACTCCCGCATGGCCTTAAACCTTTTTTTCCAAAAAGTTTTGCGCCCCACAAATCCCGTTGACTGCCCCGCGAGCTACGATTATTTGCGCGAGCGTCCATGCTCCAGGGACACGGCTACCGCAGCACCACACCGCTACGCGAAAAACCCCCAAGCAGCACCCGCTGCAAGGGGGAGTTCCATTCGCACCCGTCGTGCGCTCAAGCTATCGGCAAACCACCAGGCGGCTCAAGCACTTTTTTGAAATTTGAAATTTGAAATTTGGATTTTCAAGCATAGGCAATGAACTCAAGCCCGGCGCCTTTGATGGACGGCAGTAACCCTCGCTCATCGTAGATGCCTGCGCCCTTGGGAACGATCCCATCCTGCGGCGGGTTATGCCCCATCTGCTGAATCGGCCCTGCGGCTGCACCAGGGGATGGCTTCGATAGCACCACGAGCCCAGCAGGGGCATCCATGCCTGTGTATCGTTGCAGCAGTTCTTTGAACGGTACTCCTTCAACCTTCATACTTTTTTGAATTTACGATTTTGGCTTCAGCGCATCCTGAAACATTTTTGAAATGTCCTGCGCCCCATGAATGTGCACATGCTGGTGCATGATGTCCGGCGTGCTACGCTCCATGGCTAGCAGCTTGTCCATGGTTATTCCAGCAGCAATCGCAGCATCTCGTCCGCCCATTGTGGGCATGAGGTCAGTGAGCCTGTCCAGTGAAGCGTCCGCCACCCGTTGCAGCTTGGCCTTTAGATTGTGCCGATAGTACGACTCCCGAAACTGCGAGTCCGTGTCCAGAGCATGCGTCTTGATGGATTCCACTACGTCCACCCCAAACCCCGTTGCTGCGACGATCGCTGAGGTGGCATTCCCCTGCTGATACATATCGATGACTCGCTTGCGTACCTCGTCGGTTGCGATAGCAAGTGCGCCTCTGCCGTTGATTTTCTCAACGTCCACATTGACGTGATCTTTGACCCGCACGCCGGATAGTCCAGCAAGTTGGTTTGCCCTTGCTGTTTCGCTCTTGTAGCTAGCAGGTCGTCGTTGGCGTTCCTTCTCTTTCATGTTTAGCAAGCCTCGGCATAGTCACTTCTCTGTACACTGCGGACTTTAGCATGTCGCACTCTAATAGCACAGACCTATCTCCAGGCCGTGCATCCATGTCGTTGGTGATGCGAGTGCGGATACGCTGCTCCATCGATTCGATCAGGCACATGGCCCTATCTAATAGTTGCTCTGTTCTGTTCATATTATCGTCACAAATAGCGGAGTTTGCTCGCCAACGTAAGCATAGAACGTGTTGAACTCCAGGTGCTCGATTGCTTCTTCCTCGCTCATCCCCTCGGCAACCATGCACTGCACGCACGCCACCTTGTCGTAGATTGCTCGCGGAACATCGTCGTCGGTGTAGCCAATGAAGGCTTCGTCCAGCCCGTCTGCTAGCAGGAGTTCAATGTCCCGCTCCTCACACATTTTTTGAATTTCCTCTCTCGTCATATCAACTCATTGATTGTCGGGAACACGAACGCAAACCACTTCCGTACCTCCTGCGCCACCTCTCTGTGCTCCTTCTGCGTGTGCTCCGATAGCCGCTGCTGCAAGTAGTGTATCCACGAGCGGCATGTACCGCTCATGTACAGGGTAGTTGAGGTAGCTAGCGGCAGCACCATCCTCGCGCATTCACGGGCAACTCCAGCGTTGAGCAACTCACGGTAGAATAACGCTGCCTCTCTGTTAAATAGCCGCACCCGTGCTTCCAGCCCAGCCTCCTCAACTGGCTCTGCGCTTGATTGCCGATTCTTCTCAGCCTGCTTGCGTAGCTCTACAGGCTCAATGCCAATGGCTTCGGAGTAGCGTTGGCTAAACTCTTGGAAGGAGAACGAGCGATGGCGTAGCAACTGCGCTGCGATTGCACGGGAGGTCTGAATCTCCACGGTCATCGATGCCTGCTCAAACACGCTCCAGTGCCCATGTTCCATGCAGTAGCGCAGTAGCTTGTGCCCTGTCTCCACGTTGGTCTGGTTGCTAGGGTTGCTTACCCTAGCGCAGTAAACCATGAGGTCTTCGGGAGTGCGAATCTCCGGCGTCTCCATCATCATAGGGACAGTGTACGATACGAGCTTCACGTTCACGGCTGCACCTCCTCCCACTTCCCCAGCGTTTTCAGAAACGCCTCTGCCCGTTGGCGAGCGGTGGCGCGTATGCCAAATAAAGACCCCTCTACGGCATCCAGCATCAGAGCGTAAACCATGTATTGGTTTCCACTAAGTTCGTCCTCCGCTTCGTGCATGGCGTTGAGGTCAGTGCAGTAGTCTGGGATGGCCTGAGTGCCGACTCGTAATCCATTGTCTGGATACCAACCCCCGTCTGGGTTCCTCTCTCTGCCACACGCTTCAGCGATTGCCTCGTTGATTTCCTGATCGCTCATCTCTGCACCTCCCCACAGCGGCATCCGTTTTTGTTCATCAGGAAGCGTATGCTGTTTTGCCAAAGGTTGAGGCATAAGTTGATCCAAGCGTAAGCGATTACCAAAACGCAGACGAACAAGAGCAGTTTACGAAAGGTGATCCAGCTCATTCCTGCACCTCCTTCGGTGGTTCCGGCAATGGCATCCAATGGGTTGGCAGGTAGCCTCTCCACACCCCAAACTGGTCGATGCAAGACACCGTCAAGTGATACCACCTGCCAATGCAGACAAGCACCATCTCGTTGGCTGGAGGGTGAGCTTCGTCCACTGGAATCCAGCGGCGTTCTGCGCGGAGGCGATTCACTTCAAAACGAAATTGGTCGCGCTCATCTGCCAGTTCTTTGATTAGTTTTTCATATCCATTCATGGCCAATTCTCTTCCACAGTCCATGCAAAATTCTTCATTCATCCCTGCACCTCCTTCTCGAGAGCTTCCAGTTCAGCTTCAGCCGCTTTGAACTGTTTAGCGAATGGCTTATACGCCCTGAGCCACAGTGCAGCCTGCATGGCGCGTTCGCGTTGACCAAGTAACAGCGTGTTTTCGGCCGTCAACCGCTCCAACTCAGCAGCTTGACCGCTGTTCTCAATGCGTGCGTCATGCAAGGCTTGCTTCAACCGCTCTATCTCCAGATTTTTCCAATCAATGCGCGTATCTTGCAATCCTTCACACAGACGCTGTATGCGAGCATCATGCAATGCTTGGCGTATGGGATTTAGTTCATCGCTCATCCCTGCACCTCCTTCTCAATGCTCTTGTAATGGTACATATTCAGTATCCGCATTAGGTCATCTGCGTTTATAATTTTTCTCTCAAATAGAACCTCAAGCAGTTCGGCTATTATGGTGTGCGTATCCTCATGCCAATCGCCATACGCAAGCGCAAGTCTAGCAATGGACGCATACTTGAAGCGTTCCCCATAGTTGCTGGTTACTACAACCGCGCTCATTTCGTCTCCTCCTTCTCGCATTCGGGGCACTTGAGCATTTCGCTCATCTCGTTCCACTCCATCATCGTCCCGCATCGGCAGTCCGGTGCTTCGGGCTGTTCATTCGGATCGTTGGTTAGCCAACGGTCGTACCAGGATGGTAGGTTCATCTTGCGTTCTTTATAGCCTCCAGTTCTTTTTCAAATAGAGCCTTCAGCTCCTCGATTTCGTGCTCTTGCAAGTAAAACTGCGTGCTCTCCCAGATGTTCCACGCAATGTCCGCAAGCTGCTTTGCTGTCAGTTTCTTATTTTTTGGCATCGTGATTCCCTCCCCATTGAGTTGCCATTGCTTTGGCAATTCCTTCATACGTTTTCGACCTGATCTTCCACCTATCAGCAGATGGCCCCAGGTTGTTTTGTCCAGACGGAGTCTGGTTCGCATACCTATCCTTGAGAATCAACTGTGTTGGCTCTAGCTTTGGCAGGCCGCGAAGCCACAGACATGTGGCTTTTTTAGCGTCTTCCCCAAACTGATACGGCTGGATAACCTGCGTGTGGTTCACGCCGATAATCTCCTTGGCATACCTGTGCATGATTGGGTTTTCTACGCACACTTTCGGGATGTTCGCCTCAAGCAGTTTCTTGAAGAACAACGCACCTTCTCGCATCTTTTCTTCTCGCCCCTCCTGTCGTCCAAGCCAGTGGACTCCACTATTGCACAGGTATGTGCAAGGCGGGTGAGCAATCATCAAATCCCATTCTTGGGATATTATTTCCATAATATCTCCCTTGAAGTGATGCTCGCTTTCGTCATCTGACGGAAGGAGATCGCAACTCCAAGCATCGTGCCCTAGCTCTCGGAACGCTCGTCTGACAGTTCCGCTGTATTCGCAGGCAACAAGTACTCGCATAACTCAGAACCCGATAAGTCTGTCCAGCCACGTCCGGCCCTTCTCCTTGTTGAACGCCTCCTGTAGATCGTCCAGTTGCCTCACGAGGTCAGCATTGCGCTCCTCATTAGCCTGCACCTCCCGCACAAGCCGCTCGATGGTCTGCTTAAGAGTGCCGATGATGCGCTTGTCTGACTCGCGCTGCAACTTCTCCTCTGGTACAACTCCAGCCTTTCTGCACACCACATACACCGTCTGCGGGTGGATGCCGTGCTTGCGTGCAATGTGGGTGTAGGTCTTCCCTGCTTTGCGGAGGGAAATGATGCTGTCTTTCGTGGCTTGTGGAAGCCCTGGTCTACCGATTTTATTCATGGGTTTTGTCTATTAGTGCTGATGTGATGACCGTTAGGTCATGTATCCTCTGCTTCATTTCCTCAAAGAGCATTGCTGCTTCCTCTGGAGTTTGGCAGTGGGTTGCTTTTCTCCACTTTTTAATCGTGGTGAAAACTTGCTGTTTTTCCGCTGAAGCGGAGTGATGTGCTGACCCCGCAGGGGCCGTTGCGTTGGATAGGAATGGAGATTTCACGGTATTCTTCGTCTTCGACCTTCACCACCAGAACCGCAGTTGCATCCTGCTGAATCGCCCTAGACTCACGAGCCTTGCCAGCCTCGTTAAGCTGAGTAATCGCAAACAGGACGCACTTGAGTTCCATGGCCAGCAAGCGGAGTCCACGAGAAACCTCGGCTACCTCCCGCTCACGAGTGCCATCCTTGCCAAGATCGAACCGCACGAGCTGGATGTAATCGACAACGATTGCCTCCAACCCGCCGCTCTTTGCCATAGCCCGTGCTGTAGCGCAGATGCTAGCAAGGTCGTACAGGTCGTCCCGTACAACCAGCCCAGTGCGTGCAAGATTCGAGATAGCCGTGGCGACACGCCGGAAGTCTCCCTCGTTCCTCACGCCTTCTGCCAGCGTCCGAAGCGACACATTGGCTTGCTTGGCCACGAGACGGTCAAGGATTTGACTTGCTGGCATCTCAAGCGAGATGACCAGAATCTTACCTTTGCCCGTTACCTGGCCTTGCGCTGGTTGTGTTGCGTCCATTCTTGGTGATGGTGAAGTCTACCTTTATGTCATCGGTGGATTTGTCCACGGGCTTTAGGTCTTTTTTGAATTCTTTCAAAAAATCTTCGCACGCATCGTAAGTGCCTGTGAACAAGACTGTCCGCACAATCTTTGGCCTAGGCAGCTTGAGCTTTTTGACCACCGTGCTGACACGAACGACTGTCCAGTTAGTCGCGGCCATGGATAATCCTCCGTTTGGGAAGCCCAGGCCATGTGTCGGTTTTGACGCAGCCAGCAAAGCGTTCCAGTTCAGCATCTATCGAGTCCTGCGCTTCTTGGATAAGCGGGGTAGCCGGAATCACAACCTGCGCTAAGTGAGGCTCTTCTGTGTCCACCACAGCAAAGTAGAACTCCACTTCATCTAGCGGCACATTCAGCGTCTTGTGCAGTCCGTACATGTACCACGCGGCTTGCCAGTGGTACTTTAGCGAGAAGAAGTTGCGGTCGAACGCTGCAATGCCGGAGGTGGTTTTGAGGTCAACCAAGATGAACCTGCCTCCCTGCTGCACGATGAGGTCGGGCCTTCCCTTGCATTGGACTCCTCCACGCTCCCAGAACATGGATGCCTCAGCCACCTTGCGCTTACAGCCTTCAGTGATTTCGTCCAGCATTGGCGTTGCAGCGGCTTGCACCCCAAGCACCATGCGCTCTTCTTCGGCGGTGATGATGTACTTGCCAGTGTTGTCCTCGCAGAAAGCTTGGTACGCCTCCTTGCCAGCCTTGGTGCGCCTGTCCGTGTCCGCAGGGAGCACTGCATATTCGACTCGGTTCTCTAGCACCAAAGAGTGGATGACCGTCCCCATCTCCATGGCTTTGCTCGTCTTCTTATGCTCGTGCCTGTGCTTGTAGAGTACTGGCGCAAAACAGAATGCGTCGAACTCGTGCTTGCTCAGGCCGTGTGCAGCCCTGTAGTCCAGGGCTTCCATATCTGTATGTATCTTGGTTATCATGGGTTCTTTTCAAATGCGCCGCAGCCAACAACTCTGCCGTTGCTATCCCTGTGTAACTTCGCTGGAGAGATGAGATCGCTGCGCTCTGGCAACGCTTGCCGGACGTATTGCGACACGATGTAAACAACGCCATCTTTCTTGGGCGGACAGTTCTGCACTGCGCCGGAGTCACAAACCATCAACGGAATCCCGTCGATGTCCCCGACTTTTCGGAGCGTTGTCGCCACACGGGCAACGTGCCCCGATGGAGGATATTTGTTCCCGCATGCGTCCACCTCATGCGCCATGTAATTGACTACTTTCATTGTTTGTTCAGTAAGTTGCTTATGATGTTGAGCGCAAGCATCGTCTTGCCGCTCTTGGTTTCCCCGCCGATGACCACATAGTCACCGTACCGAATAGGGCACATGTCGTCCAATTTCTTAAAGCCAGTGGAGATACGCATGCTAGAGTCATCCCCCTCCTGATACCGCTTTGCTGCGTCTACCAGCAGACTCTTCGTGTCCATCGCTTTCGGAGGCACAGTCTCGCGCATGAGTGCGTCCACTTTCATGGAAAGCCCTGCAATGAGGTCAGAGGTGGGGTGCTCGTTTGATTGAGCGTCCTGCACAGCTTGGTATGCCAAGATCATCAGAGCCCGTCGCTTGCTTGCGCCTCTAACCAAGTTAATGAACTCAGGCATTGCCTGCACTACTCCGCACAGGTGGTACAAGTCAGACACGTCCGGCAACTGCACGCTGGAGTCTTTCTCTCGGAGTTTCTCGAAAACCACACGCAGGTCGCACGAGGCGTTGCGGGTCGTTTGTTCTAGCACTACTTCCACGGTCATCTTTGCCAGCGGGTTGATGAAGTCGGACGGACTGAGCCGCGCCTCCATACTCGCATGCAAAAACTCGTTCGGGTGGTTCAGCGCAATCGATGCTAGACCGCGCTCTGCTTCGTCGCAGGATGGGACGGTCAAGGTGACAGAATCACCAGCTTGTTGCTGTGCTTTGTGGCGCATTCGTGAGGGACGGTTTGGCAGTTGGAGCTTGTGCATAGGCCCGTGAGAGCCACGAGTTGATAAACCGCATCATGCCGCGCATCGACTTCCTTTTTGCGTAGTTTGCGTTTCCCCACGCAATGATTACTTTCAACTCCTTTTCCACCAACTCGCGCCCGTATGAGCGAACGAAATCACGATAGTCCTGCTCCTTCAGTCTGTACCAAGTTTGATCCCGTGTTGGGAATATCCACGGCCAAGCATCCTCCGGCCGCTCTGGCAGCTCATCCAGTCTAGCTGGAGGCTCGATAAGTTCCGGCATCGTTTCCGCGATCACTTCGCGTGTTTGCTCCACCTCTGGAGCTAGCGTCTCCTTGTCGAAGGTGATGCCTTCAGCATCGAACTTAATCGTGATGCTGTGGCCGTCCTTCGTTTGTATGTGTATTTGCATGTATGTATGAGGATGCCATTAGCAGGGCATCGGCTGTTTCTAGCGTCACCTTGACTTCAGGGAAGCGCATCCGCGCAACGTCACGCAGCTTCTGCTTCCACTTGCTGTAGGTCAGTCCGTCTCGTCCACCCACGCCGCACGCCTTTTGCCACTCCTTGGGCTTTACCATAATGACGGGCAGGTTGAGCGCAGCGCAAACCCCTAGCACTACGCCCACGGACTGGAATAAGACTGCCACCATTGAACCTGGGATGTTTTTCCCTGTGAACTTAGGAACATCTTCGACATAAACCCCAGACAATGAAAGCTGGCGAAGTTGCTCTGCTAGTTCAACGGGAGAGGATGGCATGCTCCACGCACTGACTTTGCCCTCAATGCAGGTGGCGATTCCGCCCTTCACCCCAGGATCAATGGCAGCGAAGTTTACCACTTCACGTCATCCTCGGTTAAGTCTTCCTCCGCAAACAGAGGCTCTTTCTTGGCCGGAGCTGCCTTGGCTGGAGCTTGGTCAAGCGGATGTGTTGGCATCGCGTTCTCTAGGCTGCCCTTGTTGAGAGCGATAAATAGAGTAGCGGTAGCAGCAGGGAGATCCACTTCGGGGTTCTCATCCTTAACCCACTTAGCAGCGCGATGTGCCACAAGATAGAGGTTCGCCAACTGCATTGCCCTCTTCCGTACACCATCCACGTCGGTGGCGACAATCGGCTGGGGCGAAGCTGACGCTGAAGTCTTGGAGCTAGAGGGAGCAGTCCCTGCGTTTGGCCCATCGAACCGGACTTTGTCGGTGATGCTAAGTTCGTTTTCGCCCTTCTGATCATTGAGTTTTACTTTGATACCTTCCAAGCCACGCTTGCCTGCTTGTGACTGCAAGCACACTTCCTTGCCCTTTAAATCTGACACGTCGATTCCCCAGAAAGATGCACGCACTTCTGTGCCGTTCTGTGTGAGGATAGCGTTCTGAACACGCCATTCGCCATGCTTGCCTTGCCCTGTGCGTGGTGGAAACACTGCCTTCACCACTGCCTTTACCGCTGGAACAATCTCTCCGTCGGAGAGGCCAGCAACGTCACTGAGTTCTACTAATCGCATATGTATATTCCTGTCATGCCAAGTTGCCCTTGGCGAGCATCCACCGCTTCATGCGGCAGATACTCAACAACTGCCAGTGTTCGTGTAAACGGTCAACAGGATTTTTTTGAATCCCTGTAAGTGTGTGCCGTGTTGGGCTTTGAACCTTTCTGCGTGCCTAGCTCTTGGTGCAGAACTTTGGCAGAACGCTTGTCGGTCTGGTCGATGGACTTGACGTGCTTGAACGAGATTTCCTTTTTCATTTCTTTGCTTTCTTGATTGCGTCTTCTCTATTCCGAAATACCCCGATGAGTCCAGCAGTTGCTCCGTAGAGGCGGTATTTTCCGTTGAGCTTGAGGATGATGCGGTCTTTGCGAATCGGCTCTTGCTCTGCTGTCACAACTTCTTCTGGTCTACCAAACTTGCTGGCTGCACGTTCCTTTATGCTTCTCGCCCACTCTTCGTATTCTTTCTCTTCAGTGATTCTTTTCGCTTCTTCTTCAGCAGCCTTTGCTTCCATTTCAGCCGCCTTCTTTGCTCTTTCTGCTTTTCTCTGGCGAACCAAATCTCCAGCACCAGGCCCAAGTGGCTTATCGGCTTGATAGGTCGGCTTCTTGGTTTTCACCATTTCTGCAACCCATTCCGTAAGTGCCCTTTGTGGATTAGCTCCATATTGCACAGTTAATGCCTCAGCCTCATATGGCTGGCTCTGCTGCGCTCTTGCTTGGGCTTGCTGTTGAACAACTTGCTCTTGCGCTATTGCCCCACGCTCCGTTGCGCTGAACATCCGCTCGATAGCCACGCGCATTTCGTCTGGCACAAACTCACGAGCAACTTGGATTGCACGCATGGCTTCCGGCGTGTCCATGGACAATGCTTTCCGAAGAATAGCGTCCTTTTGCAAGGAGGTCATCTTGAGCGGTTGTTTCTGGTATATGACTCCCGTAGGCTTGCCGCCCAACGTGTTCTCGAAATCAATCAGAGCCTCAACGTAATCGCGCAGCTTGTTCGTTTCCTGTAAGGCTTGGTACTCCTGCTCTGTTAGCGGTTTGCGAACATCTTTAGAGAAGAGTCGAGAAAGTTCCTGTTGCTTAGCAATAGCTTGCTCTTGCAGGATTGCCGCTTCCTCTGCGGTAGCAACTCCATCTGCCTCAAACTTAGCCCTTAGCGCAGCGACATCTCGGTCTGTGCGGCGTTGAGCAGACTCGGCCATGCCTTTCTCGCGTTTAGCGATTTGCTCTCCCATCTCAAATGGAGTGCGAGGCAATGGCTTCTGCTTCTTGCGCTTAGGCTGGAACCTTACTTGGCCTTCTTCTTGACGCGCTCCGGCAGCTTCTTGCCCTTGGGTGTCTCCTTGGCGAACCGCTTCGCGATTGCTGGCTCGTTGGCGTACAGATACTTCCTTTGCGCGTTGCTCTTGAATGGCATCTTGTAGTTTGTTGATGGTTTGCGTGTCTTTGATTGACCTGCGAGTGGACGCTTCCGCCGCTTGATCGAAGGTCTTAAAAATACCAACACGATTGCCAAGCACATCGAACACGCGATAGCCCGTCGTCTCGGTCTTTACGATTCTATCTCCAGAGATGTCTTGCGCTATGCTCCCGTTTGGAAGCTGTTCGTATTTGGTGCGGGCTGGCTGGAAGTGCCTCTGAATGCCTTGGATGCTGCTTACATCCATTGGGACACGAGTGTCGGTGATGTTGATTGAGCCGACAACACGCCGCAGTGGAATAAGCTCCATGCCATTCTGCCTTTCAGCTCCCATTCGGCCAATCATCGCTGCATCTTCCAGCGACAACTTATTGAGCATCGTAACGCCTTGTTCAGCGAACCGTTTGGTTGGCGTTGGAATCTGGAATGATTTGAGCAAAGAGGCGTGTCGTTTATCCCCTAGCGGAACCCCATCAACTTCCACCGCAACTCGGCTATTCTTTGCAGCTTCCGGCGTGAACCTGTTCTTGGATAGATACTGCAAGTAAGCATCCATGTATCGACGTGCCTGCGCCATGTCAGTAAACCCTGACTGTCCGCTAGCCACAGCCTTGCCTAGTCGGTCGATAGCGTTCCCGTAATCAAACGCCAAAAGCTGTACTCCACCGTCCCTGTTCCAGATGATGTCAATGCCTACGAGATCCTTATCGAAAGGAGTGCCCATCCGGATGTTACCAGTCTCAGCAACGCCAGACTCGCTCATCATCTTGAACACCTGCGATAGCCGCGCCACCTTGCCCTCTCTGATGGCTTGCTTCATCGTGACGAGGTTTTGAGCCTCAATCGGATACAGCAGCGGAGCGTTGGCTTTTGCTTTGGTGGTGATAGTGCGCTTCGTCAAGTCCCAGATGACATTATCCGGCAGGTCGAGAACAGATAGCCCATTCTTGCTGTAGTACTTGGACAACGATTCCTTGGCTCCATTCTGAATCAAAGCATCCTTGATTTGGTCGAACACTTGCGGGAAGTGTTGCTTGCGAATCTTGTCGTTCATCATCACGCGAAGACGGTCAGCGTAATCCGCTCTGAATATGTCCGGCGTCATCTTCACCGCCACTGGCTCTGGAGGAAGACCTGGAGCATCTTTCGCGAAGATGCGATCCATGACTGGGTCAAGAATGGGGTTGCCCTTAACCTCTGAGTTGAACAGTCTGCGGAGCTTTGTCTTTGCGACATTAATGCCTTCTTGCCAGATTGTTGGCACTGCTCCACGGATAAAGCTGCGAGGGTCTTTCCCCTTCACCCAGTCTTCCGCATAGGTCGCAGCAATCTCGTGCGTGATGTCCCGCAACTCTCGCACAACTTGTTCCCTTGGAACTGACGGGTCTGTAATCCGGTCAAGCTGCTCGCGTATCTTGTCGGCCTGAGTCGTGCCGTCTGGATAAGTAATGTTCTCTGCTCTAGAGATATAGTCATCAAGCAGCTTTGCCGTCTCAGCGTTACTTAGCTGCGGGGTCAGCTTGCCTTCGGAGTCTCGCCTAAAAAGCGTGTTCGTGATTTCGTCAGCAACAACGTCGGTCACCAACGAATGCACCATTTCATGCGGCAGCGTGCTTGCATCTGCATTGTTTCCGTTGATGTAAATTGTTCCGTCTTTCTTGTCGAAGACAGCATTCCATCCATCCACAACCTTGCCGTCAATCAAGTGCGCCTTCCCGTCAACCACCTTTACTTGACGATTGCGCTCAAGTGCCAAGTCGGTCATGGCAACGAATGTCGCTAGGCTTTTGCCGTCGCGATCCATGTTGCTCAACTTGTCAACAAACTCAGCCCTCAACGCCAGTTCTTCTGGAGCTTCGCCTAGCAACTCAAATGCGCGGAGTTGTCTGCCAGCTTCGTTCAACGCTCTTTCTTTCGATACCTTGCCAGTAGAGACATCAATCATGCGTGCTGTTGCGCCCATGATTCCGCCAGCAGCCAAACCGCCGCCGATAGCCTCTCCGATTCGCTCTGCGTCCGTTGTTTGCGTTGCCTCAAGAATGCCGTTGATTGCCCCTGCGCTAAGTCCAGCTTTTGCTGCCTGCAAAGCAATCCCTGCTGCTTCGCGTGGAATAATTCTCTGGGCAATCGTAAGCGGAACTTTTGCTGCGCCAGAAATCGTTGGGTCTAGGAGTGCTCGCTCTAAAGCACTCAGTTGTCTTTCACCGCCAACCATTGCCCTGCCAACAGCTTCAGTTGCCTCGCCAACAGCTTTTACTGCCGTGCCTGCCGCTCCAACCGTAGCCGCTTCTGCCGCCCCTGGAACAAGCCCTCCAGCAATATCAGCTACTGTTGCTGCTGTTGCCGCCCTCTCTGCAAGCTGCGTTGCCGCTTCCGGCGTTACTCCAGCGACACCTCTTGCCACCGCTGCAACTGTGTTCTTTGGAACCGCTGCAATTGCCTCTGCTGCTCTGCCTGTGTTTCGCAGAATTGTGCCAGCGGCTTGAGTGGCCTTAGCCCCAGCAGTACCTGCTTTTCCAGCAATCCCAACTCCAATGAGATTCATTGGGTCTGCAATCGGGGAGAGACCCTGCACTTGTTCTGGACTTACTTGGAACCCAGTTAGCGTTTCCTGTCCTGTCGCAGCTTTTGCAAGAGCCTTGGCCCTATTCAGATTATCTCTCCACGCAAAGTAGGCGAGCGTTTCATCTGAGCCATTCACCGCATTGAACACCATGCCTCCAGGGTCTGTTCCGCCTGAGAGGATTTGTCCGTATGACAATAGGTTTTGCGCTACCGCTTCTGCTGCTGAGGCTGGAACTGCTATTGGATCGGCGAGTGCCGCTGCTGGCAAACCAATCATGCTCTTGCCCATTTCGAGTAATCCTCGTCCCACTCCTTTAAGCGCATCGCTTGCATCGAAGCCTCGTTCTTGCGAGAAGCTCTTGTACTTACGGAAGTCCTCTAGAGAAGGTTCGTAATCAAGCAGGTTGTGCTTGATGTTATCCTCAACGTCCTGCCCTGTGCGTGGATACTTGAAGTCAACGTAGGCTGCAATCTCCTCATCTGACATGTCGTCAGGGAGGTTTAAGGTGATGTTCTTACCTTTGATAGTTACTGTAGCCATGTCTGCTATCGTTCAATTTGAATCCTTGATCCTCCGCTTGTCGTGCTGTTAGTGGCGTTGGGTTTTGGAGCCGCTTTCATCTCTTCAAGAAGCTGCTCTCTTGTTCTGGGTTGCCCAAACATTTCTCCCAAGTACTCCGGCAATTGAGGAGCAGATGGGAGGAACTTGTTTTCCTTCCTTAGCTGCTGCATGACCTCCATGTCCGGCTTTAGTCGTTGAGCAACAATTGAGCGAAGCTCTCTCATCTGCTGTGCAAACCCTTCTGGATTTGCTGTGAAGAACTTTGCGATTGAGTCCTCTCCCTGCAAGATTGCGTTCACGTTGAACTTTTCAAGAGCCTCGGCATACCGCTTAAATTCCGCATTCTGAATAGCATCTGAAGTTCCAACAATTGCACTCTGTGCTGCTTTGAGGCCATTCTTGAGTGCCGCAATCTTAGCCGCCCTTGCTTTGGGGTCTTTTGTTGCGGCTGCTTCATCCGCAAGGATTGCCATCTGGTTAATCTGCTCGATTCCTCTCAAGGTGTCCGTTGCTTGAGAATAAGACTTATTGAACAATTCCTTTGATGAGGCTCCAATGTCTTGTACTTCTTTCCAAGGCGTAGTGGGCGAGTCTCTTGTTTGCAGCTTTGAGCCAACAACCCTGACTTCTTCTTTCCAGCTTGATTCAGCTTGTGCAAGCTGCGCGTCATAGATGTCTTTTATCCGCATCCGGTCAACTCGCGGGTTGGCTAGGTTTGCCGCCCTCCACTGCTCAAGCGAACTTTTGAATGCTTTGAATCGTTTTTCTTGAGGCGTTATTTCTGGAAGTTGATATACACCTGCTCCCTCCTCTGCTTCTGCTCTCGTTGGAATCTTCCCTTGTCGCGCTGCGGCAGGTTGCGGCCCTGTTGGAGCTTGCTGTTCTGGCAAAGCCACGTCAATGAACGTGGGGCTTACTGGAGCTGTGCTCTTCTCTAGCTCCGCACTGCTTGCCTTGAGCTTTTCTTCGGCTGTTCCAAGCTGGATGCTTAACTTTGCTCTATCCCTGTTGTTTAACGGAATCGGAGGCGGTGGGATAAACTCTCCAAACCCACCCATTGGGGTCACTTGCGTCACTCCAGATTTGATCTTCTCCCTGATTCTATTAACCTCTGCAAGGGATTGCGCCACTGCCTTTTCTGCTGAACTTACTTTGCTTGCTTGATTCTCTACATCTTTGATGTATTGCATCGTCGCTGTTCCAAGCGTTGTTGGACTCAAAGCCTTCTGCTTTGCAAGCTCGTATGCCTTTCTGTGCTCTGGATTTTCTGGGCTGTATTCGGCAGGAATACGCAAGGCAATAGGAGCGTCATCGAAGTTCCAGCCCTCTGGTCTGATTGGCTCCATTGAGCCTGGCGGTGCTGTTGCTACTGCCGCTGGTGCTCCCGTGCTGTAGTCAAAAACATTAGCATCTACATCAAATTCATCCATATGTATGGCTTTTGATTTGCCTGCTTCTTTATCTAGAAAAACTTGGTGGCGTTGTGGGGTTTTCACTCGCTTGCCCTGCACTCCTCATCCCTGCAATCCGCTCACGAGAAGCTATTTCATTTTGCTGCATCGTGTACTTCATGCCGTAGTCTAGCAGCGTGTTGAACAGGTTCGTGCCCATCTGAGCTTTCTGTTTGTTGGAGAACTCGTCGCTAGACAAGAAGTCTTGAAATGCTTGTTTCTGCTGCGGGTCTTGAATCAAGTCTGCTGTTTTTCCTAGAGCCGACACGGTGCTCTTGGCGTCTTGCCCAGCAAAATAGTTCCCAGCTCCCGTTGAGATTCCGGAAGCCATCCCCTTGCCGAAGTCAGCTAGACCTTGGTAGTTAAACTGTCCGATCCTTGCTCCAGCCTCAGAGAGTCCTGCTCCCATCTGTGCCATTGCTGCTGGTGCTTGTCCGCTAAAGGGGTTTCTTGGAGTCATAGGTTGTTGAATAGTTTGTAGTCTTGCTCAAGTCTTGCTGCTAGAATGCACCCGTCTGTGGAATCAAACCAGTCAAGCACACATTGCTTGACAGCAAGTTTGATTGCAAACATATTCCACCGCTCTTGGCTCACGTTGTTTGCCTCCATCCACTCAGAGGCAGCTTTATCGCTAGTGATGCCTAGCTTTTGCCACATTGCCTTGGATTGCTCGCTAACTTCGTAAGCGTTTGGATTCACTCCCATCGTTGCTGCCATCTCAACTAGCATATGCAGTGCTATAGCCTCTTCTTTGTGCGTTGATAACTCCCACGGCCTACCCTTGCTGTTTGGCATGTCGTGCTCTAGGAGCATCCCCATGTTCGAGGTGTAGATATGCTTTGCGGAAGGAATGACCGCAACAGGCTTTCTTGCGTGAGCGATAGCCTCCTCGGCATCAAGCCGCTTCTGGTCGATGTAGTTGTCCTTGAGCAACTGCCCTGTGTCGCCCAAGTCCTTGAGAAGCCGCTGCCAGCTTCTCTCCATGTAAAAGATTCCACGGCACTGCTCAATGACCTGCTGTGCGCTCTTGATTTTGCCGCTCTCCTCAAGGTGCTTGGCTGTTGCCATGATGTTCACAAGCGGAACTGAAAGCTGCTTGCACCCGTCCTCTGCGGCAGAGTGCGCCAATGCAACGTCAGCGTCATCTGTGCATGTTCCATTCTTGTACCACTCGGCAATTACTCCAACTGGCTCTGCACCGTATCGCTCGCATTCAACAGCCCTGAGTGCCCCTAGCGAACCCGCGCCAATGACCCTGCATCCTTGATGGATTGCGTGCAGGATTTCCTTGTGCCAAGGGGCTAGGTTCTGCGTGAAGAAGCCGTCGATAAGGACGATGGTTTTCTCTCCTTCGTGAACAGCTCTAGCGATGTCTCCCTGCTGCGCTGGCGCAAACACGTCCAGTCCGTCCAGATTCATTCCATGCCCAGTTGGGCCAATAAACACTCTCATGCAATCCCCCTTTCTCCAATGCGTCCACCTTTGTGGTAATAGCCTTCGGCTGTTGGTATTGTAACACGCACAACGCTGCACGGATACGGGTGCTTGAACACCTTTACAAGCGGCTCTGGCATCTTTGCTTTGTGCAACTTGTGCAAGAGGACAGCAATGTCTGCTGTGAACGAATCTGCGCTGCAATCCTCGTGCTTGTTGGCATCTATCGTGTCGAACTCGTAAAACGTCTTGATTGCAGAAGCCGCATCAATCGTTCGTGATTTGGTGAACTTTTCGTGCGAGATGTCGTCTCTGCTGCCGGAGAGATATACAACCCTGCTTTGCACGGCTTCGCAAAGTGCTCTGGCTTGAGCCACATGAGGGCTGAGGTGCGACGAGTAGCCTTTGTGAACCCCTGTTCCTCCCTCAATATCAAAGGTGTATCCGATATACGTTGGCACATCGATGTCCTGAGTGACATCCAAGAGAACTGGCATGATGCCGTTTGTCCTGAGCTTTTCGACCAGCGACCCAACAATCTCATCCTTGATGGTGTCCAAGTCCACTCGGTGTGCATGAATGTTTTTTGTGAATGACGTTGAAACTTGGTCGCGTTCGATAACTTCGTAGATGCCGCCTGCGATTGCCTCGTTCAGCGTGTTGCCGCTGGAGAGTCCGTTCGTTGTTGAGCCGAAGCTAGTCTTGAAGATTGGGAACAAAGGCTGAGATTGCTCCAAGCGCACGGACACTGCGGGAACTATCTTTCGCTGCTTTGAGCGAAGGCCAAACATGTCTGTCCACTCAATCGGTATATCTGGGTGATAGAAGCCTCCCTTGACCATCTGCACTCGCGTATCGGTGTCCTTGAGGTTTCGGCCCTTATCGAAGAACGAGTTGATTGGAAAGCTCTCAGCAACGTGCCTCTCAAATGACTCCATCATTGCGGAGCATAGCGCAGCCTCGGTTGTGAATCCTTTTCCCGAATCAACGCAAACAGATTTGCTGTCTGGTCGTATGCTTTGAGCCACAGGAATCCCTGTGCGATCAAGTCCCGTTATCTCTGCAAGACGAGTTATGCCAGCAGCTTTTAGCCACGGCTTCATCCTCTCTAGTGTCTGTCTGTGGGTGCAAGCTCTCTGAGCACCATCTAGCTTTGTTTTAACATCCATGCGGAAGAAAGCCCTGTTAGGGCTATGCGTCCAATGAACCGCATGACGCTAGAGTTGGCAATCGTTTCAGCAAGCTGCTCGCCATTTTTGCAGTACCACCGGATGAACTTGTCGGATGCGTTGCGAATCATGCTGTTTCTGAACTTGACCCACTTGTCGCTCAAGCTGCCAAAGCATGCTCTGGCAATCCAGCAGTAGGCAACTGCGGCAACAACCGCTCCGCCAATTGACCCAATCATGCTCATCGTCCCTGCTCTTTGCCCCGCTGCTGCTTGAGCGTTCGCTGCCGCTAGTTGTGTTTGCGCGTTGTATGCCCCGTAAATCGACCCCATGCCAACTTGGCTTTCTGGGTTGAACATGGAAGGGCCGGACATCTGCTGTGACATCAACGCTTGACCCAGCGAGTTGCCTGCGAAGTTTGCTGCGTACATTGGTTGCTGGTAGAACGATGCAATCGCTGGAGCCGCTGCCTGTTGCAGTGACCCTGCAATACCAGCAGACATCTGCATTCTGCCAGCCTGCAATTGGTCTTCCTCCAGCTTGCGTTGACGCTGGAACTGGTAGCGGTTGAGGATCTCGCTTAAAGCAGATTGGTCGCCAAGGGCTGTTCCTCGTGCGGCATACGCTGCACGGGTTGATTGCTGGATTGCGCGTTCTTCCTGTGGGTTTAGCCCGTACTCTGGCCTGCGACCTTGCAACTCCTCTGCATAGGTGCGAAGTCCTTTGGTGAGCGGAGTGATTCCAGCAGCATCTTGAAAGGCTTGAACGTAGCCTGGAGCACGCTCTCGCAGAGCCTGTGTCTCTGCCAGTTGTTGGGAACGCTTGTAGCTTGATTCAAGCTGAGATAACTGCGGCTGAAGCTCTCTAAATAGACCTAGCTGGTCTTTTGCTTCCTGTGATTGAATTTGCGACTGGAGCTTTTGGTAAAGCGGTTGGTATTCCTTCTCGCGAGCGTATAGCTGTGGCGCAAGTTCAATCTGAGCCATGAGGACATCCCTCATGGATTCCTTGTATTGCGGTGGAGGCGGAGCTTGGATTTTGGGTGAAGATCCCATAAAATAGGCGCAGTAGCTTCTTGGTTGTTATTTCATGGATGATTCCATCCCGTATAGCGTAAATCAAGTCAGGTTTCTTATCTTGGATAGCCCTCTCGGTCATATCCTCTAAAGCCTTCCTGTTCTTCGCCCACGCCGTTAATATTGTCCAGTCGTTTGTTAGCTCTTCCCATTGCCAATCCGGCAACTTGCAGCCAGGGTGAGCTAACATCACAGCAGTAACTTCGCCATCTTCTATCGAGTAGAAAAGCCCTCCGTGCAGTCCGTAATATGTCAGTATGTTCTTTATCTCCGCTTCGCTAGTTCCATCCCAGAGCTTGGGATATCTCTTCGCAGCAGCTAGTTCTGCTTCAAGGATTTTGTCCCATACGGTCATCTTATGACGCTTATAATGCCATCGTATATGCCATTTGTTGTTATTGCAGGATGACTAGGAAATACTATTTGAATTCCTTTTGATGTGATCCCGTATCCGGTAAGTGCTGAGTCTGGGTTGTTTATTGACTGGTTGCTTATTGGGGCTTCTATTTTTCTAGCAATTATTGCGGAATACAATGTTGGTGTAGTCGTGCTTCCAATAAGAGCATTCCCAAAAACACTGGTTGTGAGTAACGTGGGGTTTGCAGTCTGTGTTTGCGGCACAGATGTCATGTCTTGCGTTTCTGAATCTCTCCAGTAATTTATGTAGTACTTTTCTGAAGTTAAATCCACATAAACACT